ATACTGTTAATTTCTATCGAATCCCTACGTTGAATTTGCCTAAAATCGCCGTTAAAGAGTTCGCACCATATTTCAAGTGCACACACTCTGTCACGTTCGACAAGTTTTTCTTCTGGCACACTCACAATCTCCGACCAATAATCACGACGCTTTGATAAGTCCCAACTATTCCAATCCGACGGAACACGTTTATCAAGGAAATCACGGATCAGTCCCTCTTTAACCGACACTTCCCTATGATCTGACTGCACTTGTTTCGCAAGCTGTTCCGTTTCCTTTGACAAATAAAGCGGTTCATTCTGCGTATAACGCACTTTTGCCTCCGCCCAAATTTGATTTATTTCCTCATCGGTCAAATCGGTAAACACGCTCTTTTTTATCGGCACAATCTCCGTATCAACAGGCCAAAATCTTCTGTTACCGGTACGGTCACGAAGATAATCGCTGTTATTGCTCGTACCGAAAAATACACATCTTCGCGGGTGTTCCTGTACAATTCTGCCGTATGCCGCGCGGTATCTGTCCGACGTCTGCGACAGTATCTGTTTAACACTGCCGACTTCCGACTTATTAAGTGCCTCAAGTTCGCTTATCTCTACAATCCATTTACCCTGTATAACCTCGCACAATTCCTTACCCTCGAACGTCTTTATGCCGTCCGTAAACCACCTGTCAAAGCCGACTTTGCGAAGTATCGTACTCTTGCCTATGCCCTGCCTGCCCGACAGAATAAGCATATTATCGAATTTACTTCCCGGCTCATACGCTCTTGCGACCGCTCCGACGAACATTTTACGCGTCACTTCTCTTGTATATTCGTTATCCGCCGCACCGAGATAATCGACAAACAATGTGTCAAGTCGTTCCGTATTATCCCACGCAAGACCGTCCAAATACTCAACAATCGGATCATACGCAACGCGTCTGTAAAACACTGACAACGCACGAAAAACCTTATCGTTACCCATTTTAATGCCGTACACATATTCAAGATACCACTGCAATCCGTCCGTATCGGAATCCTGCCAAACGCGTTTTTCCGGTGCGTCCTTGTCCCAAGGCATAATGCCGTCAATCTCTGCATAGCCTGTAAAATCGTTCATTTTGATTTTGCCTTTTAAATGCGAATCGTTCTCAATTATAAGAATAATATTGTTAAGCGTCTTTTCGTAAGCGCCTGTATTTTCGTTTTTCTCCAACTTTAACGCCCACTGCATATCGTCCGTTTCTTCGTTTTCGATACCGCCGAAATCTTCTGCCGCTTTCTTTTGACGTTCCTTAAACATAAGCATTGAAACATCACTGTCACCGTCTATAAGCTTGCACATTGCCGAATATGACGGCAGTTTTGATACAGGTGTACCGTCCTTTGCGTCTGCGTCCGTATCACCGAATTTATGAATACGAACAAGGTCAAAACTGTTGCACAGCTTACCGCTTGCAGGGTCTGTTGCGTGGTTTGAATACGCAAATTTGCCGTTCTCATACACAACAAGTCCGCTTGAACTTGAGCCGTCCTTGTATGTGTATCTGTCGCCTACGGCACACTTTTCGTACACGTCCGAAAGGTATTTTTCTATGCACGAATGTATATCGTACGTTCTGCAAAATGCACCGATAACACCTTTTTTAAGCGTTGGATCCTCTTGTTTTCTTACCTGTCTGTCCAACGCCTTTGTTGTTCTTGACGAAACGTACCAACTCGATACGTCGTGCCAATCTTCATATTTTGCAAGCACCTTGTCAACGTCAAGCGGTTTATTTTCCTCGTGTTCAAACACATACTCGCCGTCAATGCTCGTACTCGGCCAATACATTAATCTGTGTGGCTGATACGTTGTGTCGTCAAACATATCTATACCAATATCATACGCCACCATTCTCGCAACAGCTTCGTATTCATCCGGTGTACAAGGTCTTGACAGAAGTATCACCAAACGAAATCTCGGCTTTTCGGCAGTGTGTTTGTGCGTTGAATAAATGCAGTATGTAAAGTCGTAAAACAGCGAAATATTATCGCAAAAATCACTGTCGGCAAAGTCTGCGTCAAGCGTAAGCAAAATTCTGTTTTCGATACTTCCCGACTGTCGCTTGCCGTTTTTCACCTTACCGCCCACAAAACCGCCGACGTCCTTTATATCATCCTGTTGTGACTTCGGCATATTTGCAAATTCACCTTGCGTTTCGCTCGTCCTTGTTGTCGTTTTCAGCCTTTCGACAAAATCTCCCCACGACATTTTTGTATTTTTCCATAGTTTTGATTTTCTGCTTTGTCCCGTAGCAATTACTAAATCCAATTTATAACACCCCTAATCTTTCATATAAAAATTACATTCGTATCCGTCCGCATTAAGCGGAAGTCCTTTCGCCCATTCAATCGGCTCACACATTATCGCCGCCAACTCCTCTGCACTCGATACGCCTTTCGGAACGTCAACTATAACCTCATCGTGAACGTGGAAATTAATCTTAAAAACCTCTGTCCTCAAGCCGAATTATGCTTTCAGCCAAGCAATCCCTCGCAAACGCCTGTACTATGTTTTCAACAAGCTTACCGCCCCATGTTTCAAGTCTGCTCCAAGTTTTTGTTGTCTGATTCATACCCATATATGTAACGGCTTTTTTCCAAATCTGTTTACTTCGATTTTCGGTTTAACGTAAGCGAATTTTTCTTCCCGACGGCAGACCGATAAAAAGAATATTCGACTGTTTGTAAAAAGAAATATCGTGTCTAATCTTGCTCGGATAACCCTCAACCGCCTTAATCGCCGCATTCTCGACCGTTCGCCAAAATGCCGTTATGGCAGGATTTGAATTCCGCCACTTATCCACGATACCTTGAAGTTCTTCTTCGTCAATACCCATTTTCAAAGCACCCATACTCACCATAGCTCCGACACTTCCGCCGTAACCGAGTGCAAGTTCGGCAATCTTGCCTTTTTGACGTAGCGGATCGCCTTTGTGAATACTTTCAATCGGAACATGGAACATCTGACTTGCCGATGCCTCGTATATTTTTCCGTGAGTTTTAAATACTTCAAGTCGCCATTTTTCGTCTGCAAGATATGCGATAACTCTTGCCTCAATCGCCGAAAAGTCCGCTACTATAAATCGCCTGTCCTCACTCGGTACAAGTGCTGTTCGTATAAGCTCCGACAGCGTTTGCGGAACGTTTTCGTAAAGCATTTCAAACAGTTCAAAATCGCCGTTTTCCACACATTCTCTTGCGTAATCAATATCTTTCAAATGGTTTTGCGGTAGGTTCTGCACCTGTACAATTCTTCCTGCCCAACGTCCTGTACGGTTTGCGCCGTAAAACTGCAAGAGTCCTCTTATTCGTCCGTCATCGCAGACGCTCCGCTCCATTGCCTCGTACTTTGTTACAGACGTTTTCGCCATCATTGAACGCAGATATATCACTCTTTTCGCCTTTAGCGATATGCTTTCATCAGCTATAAGCTCCTTTAATTTTTCCTTGTTTAAGCTGTCGATTTTCTGCCCTGTTTCTTCTTCAAGCCACGCCTTTAGTTGCACAACCGATTTCGGATTTTCAAGTCCCGTTATTTTCTGTGCCTCATCATAGCACCTGTCACCGTATTCCGTATTGAATTTGATTGCGTTTTCAACAAAGTTTCGGTCAACTCTTACACCTCTGTCGTTAATTCGTTGGTCATACGTCCACAGTTTTTGTTCGCTGTCGCATATCGGAAATTGAGCGAGTTTCTTTTTTATCGCACGTTCCACTTCAACGTCCTGTATGCAGTATTCTTTGAATACTTCCCACTTGTCGGGTGCGTGCATCGGTAAATTTCTTGTACGTCCGCCATTCGTCTTTGTCGGCTTACATGGTTTTGAGAAGTAATCAATCAATGCTTTTCCGCGTTTGTCCTTTTGCTCCTCCAAACCGAGTGCAACCGCTACTGCCGAAAGTGAAAGCGGAAGTCCGAGTTCTGACGCTTGTACCGCACTGCACCGCCATTGATTTACGGGCAAATCAATATTAAAATACTTACCTATACACGTTCTTTCGAAGTTCGCATTATACGCCGTTTTTCAACATATTCTCGTCCGTCAATGCGTCCATTACTTCTTTCGGCAATTCCTCGCCCTGTGCAAGGTCCGTTATTTTTACTTCTTCATCATCAAACGCATACGCAAATAGCAGGATTTTAAAATCGGGGGCATTCGCATAAGCATATACCCCCGATTTAATTAAATCAACACTTCCGTATGTTTCAATGTCGATACTGAGTGATTTCATTTTGTCACCTTTTAATTAAGAAAATCGTCGTCATCGTCATACAGTCCCGCAAAGTCGTCCTCCGCAGTGTTTCGTCCGCCTAAAGGCTCTCCGTCCCTTGTTTTCATCAAATTATTAAGACCGCACGCAATACCTTTATTGCCGTTGGAGTTAAAGGCGTAAAACGAAATTGACGCATGACCGTAACAACCGCTGTAAAATTCCGTCTTGTCGATTATCGGCTGACGTGACTTGTCCACAATACCCGGTGCGGTTTTGCAGTTTGCGTTGACAAAATAGCTGTTTGCATAGTTTTCGTCGTCCTCTCTGTCAGTATCACCGTCACGCAACGGCAACTTTAAATTTGCTGGAATTTTACCGCCAAACTTCGCAATGCCCTCTTGCTTTGCCGCCTCGATTGCGTTGTTTATAGCCTTGATTGTCTTTGTGTCGCTTTTCGGAATGATGATACTTACCGAATACTTTTCGTCACCGCCGTTGATTGATGACGGCTCCCAAACGTGTGCATAACTGAATCTTACTTCTCCTGTGATTACCTGTGTCTTTCTTTTTTCCATTGTTTTTGTTCTCCTTTACTTTATATCTTTAAAATCTTCTGCCGCTTTCTCTGCTGAGTTCCATTCGGGACGTTTGTCCTCCGAACGTACAAGCGTCGGCTTTCCCTGCGGTTTTATTACATATTCTCCGAGCAGTTCGTTAAATCTTGCTCTGCTTAAAAGTGCCTCCATTTTCGTGATGTTGAGTATTTCCTTTTTGTAAATACTCTTTTCATCATAGCCGGCTTTAATTAATACATCGGCGATTTTGCTGTCGTCCTCCGCATATTTGCGGTTACTTCTTCCCTCAACCACTTTAAATCCCGGATACTTAACGCCGTTATTAAGTGCCTGTTCCAAAGCATAGTCCTTTACGAGTTTCGACCACTTCGCAAGGTTTTCCGCTTGGTCTATTACCTCCGCAATTTCATCTTCGGTAAGTTCCAAAGGCGGTTTGAAAACCATTGCCGCAAGCCTGTTTTTCTCCTCCGCATACGCACGGCATACGGCTCTTGCTTTGCAAAATCCGTCATCACAATGTCGCCCTGCTATACAGTCACCGTCACCGCTGTTCGCAAGTACGGCTTTAGGCTTTAAATCTTCGCCCCACTTAATGAGTTCGTCGCGTGTAAGCGTTTCCGTATCAATGTTATCAAGTCGTGGTTGGAATATCGTTAAATTGACCTTATGTATGTCGTATAGGTAGTCGTATTCGCTCAATGCTCCTAAGCCATATATCCTAAGCTGACTGTTCTTGTCTGCCGATACCTTTACGCCCTGTCCGTATTTAAGGTCTATTATTTCGATTATTCCGCCACCGATAATAACGGTGTCGCCTGTACCGAATCCGTCGGGTACCCATTCCGAAAAATCTAAACGGCGTTCAAGATGAATCTGTGCGTCCTTGCATTGACTTTTAATCGCATTGTATCGCTCCAATACAAAATCACGATAACTGTCCGTGTATTCTTCCATATCTTCGGTTATATCAAGCGAACGTATCATTTTATGATACTGCACGCGTGTTATGTGGTTTAAAGCTAATTTCAGCTTTGCCTCACCCAATGAATGTGCGGTAGTTCCCTCTTTTGCATATTCACTGCTTTCGTCGGGGAATTTGCTTTCCATTGCGATTGACGCAGGGCAGTTTATCCACTTCTTTGACCCCGACGCCGAGAGTTTTGCGTGTTCTTCCGGCATTACTTCACATCTCCTATTCTCGTCATCGCCTCTGTGTATCGCTCAGGCGGTATTTCCGTTACTTTGTCGTAACCCATTTCTTGAAGCAGTCCCTTGGCCTTATCTCTGCCCTGCGACTTCGCATATTCACCGAATGCCTTGCGTACTTCCTCTATTGTGTATTCCACTTCGGCGGTATTATCCTCTGTCGGCGTATCGTCTGACGTCTGTTCCTCTCTTACAACGTTCGCCGATTTCTCAACTTCCGCCTTTGTCATCTCCGCAGGTCCCGTCTTTTTGTTGAGTACCGAACATAATCCGTACATTCGGTCGAATACTTCCTTGTTACCCTCAAAATCTTTCTGTTCAAGCCTAATTACAATTTGCATTGATTTTTATTCCTTTCTGTGATATAATGTTTGTATAGATTAATAATCTATGTACTTTTGTTATTTGACCGTTATTGAGTTGCCGCTCTGACGGTCATTTTTATTGCGACTAAGTATCATCGCATTTACGAAAACACCTACCAAATGCTTTTCATTCGGTGTTAAATCGTTATACATTTTCAGTATTTCCTTCTCATCTGCCACTCTTCTCACCTCCTAATTCTGATATTTTATAGGTTGTCTGTATGCTAAAACTATTCCCCAAGATAATCCGTAACTGTACGGATACTGCAATACCTCTTTGAATAGGTCATACCACGCTTTTTCCTTTTCGTATGCGTCGGCTTCTTCTTCCGTAAGTCCATCGCGTTCATCGTCGCATACTGCGTCATCATCATCTATGCACGCCCAATCATCATCAATACAGGCGAAGTCGTCATCACGACAAGCAAAGTCATCGTCTATGCACGCCCAATCGTCAAATTCGTATTTTGTCATAGCCGTTTAATTATCTCCACTGATAATCTTCGCAACACTCATTTCAAGCGGGTGCTTTGACTTGATACGATTTGTTATGCCGTAT